TCTTATTTGTAAATGGTTATGGCAATGAAACGCAAGAGAACTCCTTACGCTGCTGCTCCTTCTAAAAGGGTTAAGCGTACCTATAACAAGAAGTTTGCGAAGAAAGCTTCTAGTGCTTATCGTTCTGTTGTTCGTAAATCGAATACTGTTAACAGTTTGGTTGGAAAGAAACATGTGAAGTCTGGCAAGAAATATGTTAGACCAAACCCAAAGTTGGACCGTCGAATCAGATTGGTTTCCCAAAAACAAGCTCTCAAAGATTTGCCGGTTTACGACTGTAAGGATGTTATGTTGGGGTCTTTAGCGAATGCTGGTGATGGTCAACAAGTTTGCAATCAATCTTATACTGGATCTATTGCATCTGTTAGTGGTGTTCTTGCCGGATCTTTGGCGATGTTAACTAAATCGGAAGTTGAAGCACTTGTACTAAAAGGATTCGGAGTTACAAATTCAACTGCTGCTCCTACTAAATTCAATCTTATATATGCGAAGAAAGCATATACAGTTACTAACAATACATTTGCGTATTTACAATGTAGTGCTATAGAGTATGTTTTCAGTACAGACGGAGACCTATTGCCTAAGGATGAATGGACCGGTGCTATTAGTAGTTTACCTACGATCACTGGTGGACCTGCTCAGGCAGATACGCAGATTGGTCAAAAACCATACGACATTGACACTTGGAAAACAAAGTTTAAGTATAAGGAAACTAAATTTGAATTAGCTCCTGGTGCTAGTTATACACATGCAGTTTATTGTGCTAATATTGATATTGACATGGAAGAATGGTTAGCTGCTAAACCTTACAAAAAAGGTATTACTCGTGGTGTTATTTTTATTCATAATAACAAACAGGTAGGTTGTGGTGCGACTGGTACAGAAGCAGCTCTTGCTGGTGTTGCCGCTAGTACTGCTCAGATTACTATTCGAATTGACTCTCACTTTAAATTGACTTGTCCAGCGAATGCTGCTGAAAGTGAAACTTTTGACAAATGGTATCGTGGTGTGAATGCACCTGCCTTTGTTGCTCCAGCGATTAGTTTGTTTGATCGCACTGCTTTGGCACTTAATGCTAATATTTAATAAATTTATTAAGTTTGGCGTTCAGTTATATGAATTATTTGAATTCTTCTTTCAAGTGCTTCGTATGTTTCAGAGTCCAAGTCGGGATACCATCTACTAGGGTGGATATTAGACGTGAAGAAGAATCGTTTTGCTTGAAGGACTTTGGTGGAACCTTTAACTTCAACACGCACTGGGTAGCGGTCAAGCCATCTAAGGATATGGGAGATATCGATTGTACCGCGAAATTCATCGAAGATAACGCATTCTTGATCAGTGTAGCCATCCCAAAATTTGGTGCGCGGATCTTTATAGTATGGGTTATCACCTCCTTGTTCCCAAGCCCTATGCGACTTGCCAGTTCCAGTTGGGCCCCAATAAACAATTGCTGATCGATCCATCGCAATTGGTTGAAGATAGTCTGAACGGATTCTGCAGAGTGCAGGGTAACAACGAACAAAAATATCTGCTGGGATGTCATCAAGATTTCCTGTTTTTGCGAGTTCTCTGATTTCTTCCCAATCGGCTGAGGAGTTTCTTTTGAATGGTTTTTCTCCAAATTCAAATGGTTCTCCGATTCTTGTGTCTTCTTTCCAGACGTAGTTTTCAGCTGCTGCTGATCTGGTAAGTTCATAGTGGGCTTGTTCAATACCGAATATTTCCCTGACTTGACGTAGCGACGCTTTTTTCTTGGTGATGAAGAACAATTGCCAGTGTTCGTAATCGGTTGATTCGCCTCGTTCAAGCTGTCCTTTAAGGTAGTTAAGTCCATCGTGGAGAGTTGGTTCGTATCCCTCTTTAGGGATGGTAGCGATCCAATAAGTGCCTTGTCTTCTTGACATGGCATAAGAGAATTGATTTTTAAGATTACTTTTTTTTTGATTTTTTTTTTATTTATACCTGAGTCGGAAATTTTTACCCAATCAAATTTCAGAAGAAGGCGGAAGAATATTTTATTTTTCCGAAAGCTTTTTAGCGTCTAGGGTATATCGGATTAGGGTTAGGGCAGATCGGATTAGGGTTAGGGCAGATCAGATTAGGCCTTGGGCAGACCAGGCATCTCAGGAGGACGGGGCGAGAATAGGTTTTCATAATTTTTTCTAAGTATTATGATCTCCCCGCCCGTAGGGCGGTGCTATGTAAGACCAGGGTTCGTGAGAACCCAAGTATTACTTACATAGCGAGTTCTCATTCTCTATGAGTCTCAACCGCCGTAGGCTGGAATTGAGTAAATTGTGTGTTTCTTATTTGTAAATGGTTATGGCAATGAAACGCAAGAGAACTCCTTACGCTGCTGCTCCTTCTAAAAGGGTTAAGCGTACCTATAACAAGAAGTTTGCGAAGAAAGCTTCTAGTGCTTATC